ACTTTGTCAACACTTCGCCGTAACACTGAGACTGGTGAGCTGTACGACCCCGGTGTACAAAATGCAGCAGGTAGACAAAACCGAATTAACGCAAATGTTAACAACCCCGGATATTCTGCGGGCATGAAAAAAGGTGGTGTAGTCAAGAAGATGGCTTCTGGCGGCATGACCTCTAAACGCGGCGATGGTATTGCTCAGCGTGGCAAGACCAAAGGTACCCAGATCAAAATGAAAGGGGTGAAGTAATCATGGCTAAATCAGAATTTGGTTCCGCGTTTGCGGCTGCTCGTAAAGCAGGAGATAAAACTTTTGAGTTCAACGGTAAAAAATACACTACCGAGACGGCTGACGAATCTGGAGCGGCAAAAAAAGCTGCCCGTGATTCAGGTATGCGTAAACAAAGCGATATGATTTCTGCTCTCAAAAGCGCAGAAAGAAATGCACCCGAAGAAACTTCTGCTATGGCGCGGCAAAAAATGGCGGGCGCTACTAAGGCAGCGGTTGATAAGTACAAAAACGCAGATTCTGAAGAGTCAATGCGCGGCTACAAGGCTCGTTACACTCCATCGGCGTTGGCCCCACGAACTTCACAAGGTTCGGTTCCGCTTAATAGCTCACTTTCTATGGACGAAGAAGGTATGAAACGTGGTGGAAAAGTCAAGAAGATGGCTTCTGGCGGTTCAGCTTCTTCTCGCGCAGACGGTATCGCCACCAAAGGCAAAACTCGTGGGAAGATGTGCTGATATGGCACAGCCGTCTGAGGAAATTAAACAAAAGTTAGCGCAACTCCGCGAGGAGTTTGCTGCAAAGGCTTTAGTTGATCAACGCCAAAAACAAGCAATTTTGAACATGGAGCAAATGGCAAACCGCAACAAACCTCCGGTCTCTAAGGCTAAAGGTGGCGTTGTATCTGCTTCTAAACGTGCAGACGGTATCGCCACCAAAGGCAAAACCCGTGGAAAGATGTGCTAAATGAAATACCCCAAAGATACCCCAGTGGACGAGCCCGTGGCCAAGCCAAAGCAGGCAAAGGCCAAGACGTACCCTGACTCAGTCCCTGTGGACGAACCAGTGAAGAAATTGGCTTCCGGTGGTGTCACTCGTGCTGATGGCTGCATCTCTAAGGGCCACACAAAAGGCCGGATGGTGTAACCATGATGTCCAGCCGTGGCATGGGGGCCATAAACCCGAAGAAAATACCCAAAGCTAAAGCCGTCAAGATGGCTGAAGGCGGCAAGGTCAATGAAGCGGGCAACTACACCAAGCCCGGTCTTCGCAAGCGTATTTTTAACAGCATCAAAGCCGCAGCAGTGCAAGGCACAGGCGCAGGTCAGTGGTCGGCCCGTAAGGCCCAATTGATGGCTAAACGTTACAAAGCCGCTGGTGGCGGCTACAAAGACTGATATGAAAGCCCCACAACAGTCTCTGAAGAATTGGGGCGACCAAAAATGGAGAACCAAAAGTGGTAAAAAATCTTCTGAAACAGGTGAGCGATACCTCCCAAGCGCTGCGATTAAAAGTCTCAGCCCTAGTGAATACGCTGCGACAACGCGTGCGAAGCGTGCTGGCAAAAAAGCCGGAAAACAATTCGTAGCCCAACCCAAAACGATTGCAAAGAAAACAGCAGGGTTTAGATAATGGCAAACACTTCCGGCTCTTCCTCGTTTAACCTTGACCTGACTGAGTTGGTCGAGGAGGCGTTTGAACGCGCCGGTAGCGAGATGCGTACCGGCTATGACCTGCGGACTGCTCGCCGTAGCCTGAACATCATGTTCGCTGATTGGGCCAATCGTGGCATCAACATGTGGACGATTGAGCCGGGCACCATCACCTTTGTGCAGGGCCAGAATACTTACGCGCTGCCATCTGACACTATTGACCTGCTTGAGCACGTCATCCGCACTGGCGGTAACGCAGCGTCTACGCAGGCAGACTTGACGATTACCCGGATCAGCGTATCAACCTATGCCACGATCCCAAACAAAATCCAGCAGGCGCGGCCCATCCAAATTTGGATTCAGCGGTACAACGCACAAAGCTCGCCCACTGGTCTGACGCTAAACGGGGGCATCACTGCGACAGATACAACAATCACCCTCAGTTCTACTGTGGGCCTACCCGCATCTGGCTTCATCAAAATTGACAACGAGACCATCAATTATGGCTACATATCAGGGAATACCCTAAACAGCTGTTTTCGTGCTCAAAATAACAGCACCGCAGCCGTGCATACCACTGCTACAGCCGTGTACTGGGAGCAGCTGCCCGCCGTTACGGTCTGGCCAACGCCTGACGGGTCGCAGACTTACGAATTGGTTTACTGGCGTCTGCGCCGCACTCAGGACGCTGGCGGCGGGGTCAACGTTATGGACGTTCCGTTCCGGTTCGTGCCTTGCATGGCAGCGGGCTTGTCGTATTACCTAGCGGGCAAGATTCCTTCAGGGTTTGAGCGTCTACCCATGCTCAAATCTCAGTATGACGAGGCTTGGCAGAACGCCGCCGGTGAGGATAGTGAAAAAGCTGCGGTGCGATTTGTGCCGCGCCAGATGTTTATAAACTGATATGGGCAATAGGTTTGCCAGCGGCAAGAACGCGATTGCGGAGTGTGACCGCTGTGGGCAGCGCTTTAGTTTAAAGGTGCTGCGGAAAGAAATTATCAAGACTAAGACGTACAATTTGCTTGTATGTCCTGAGTGTTGGGACCCAGATCAACCGCAGCTTCAGTTGGGTATGTATCCAGTTGATGATCCGCAGGGCTTGCGTGACCCGCGCCCAGACCGTAGCTACGTGGCTTCGGGGCTTTTGGCAAATGGTAGCCCGGGCGAAGGTAGCCGGAACATCCAGTGGGGCTGGTATCCGGTGGGTGGCTCTAGGTTTTTTGATGATGCGTTGACGCCAAATCTCTTGGCTTTAGGCGTACAAATTGGTACAGTTACGGTTACCACATAAGGAGTTGAAGATGGCTAAATACAGCAAAAAGGTTGGCGGCAAAGAAGTTGGTGATGCCAGCGTCTATGCTAAGCCGCACACCATGACCGGTAAACCTGTAGTTGCGGAAACCAACCCGGGCAAGATGCCGAACCACAGCAAGTTGGACACCTACAACGTGAGCCTTGGCGCTGTTAGCAAGTTCGCCGGTGACCAGCCAGCCAAAACCTCGGGCATTAAAATCCGTGGCACGGGCGCAGCTACCAAGGGCTTAATGGCTCGTGGCCCAATGGCGTAAAGCATGACATACACCGAGCTTGTAGCGGCGATCCAGTCGTACACGGAGAATCAGTTCCCAGCTACATATCTGGCGAGCGGTGCTACCGTGTCCAGCACAACCCAGATTAACACTCTGATTGAGCAGGCCGAGCAGCGCATCTACAACTCGGTGCAGTTCCCGTCGATCCGCAAGAATCAGTACTCATTGATAACGGCAAACAACAAGTACGTGTCTCTACCAGACGACTTCTTGGCTGTTTACTCGTTGGCCTTGGTAACAGGTGTTACTGGCGGAAATTTAGATACTGGCACGTTTGAGTATTTACTCAACAAGGACGCAAACTTTATCCGTCAGGCGTACCCAACTCCAAATTCTACGGGCGAGCCAAAATATTACGCGCTGTTTGGCCCAACAATCGTCAGTTCAGCAATTACAAACGAGCTATCAATTATTCTCGGCCCAACGCCAGATGCCGCGTACTACGTGGAATTGCACTATTACTACTATCCCGAGTCCATTACAACCGTTGCCTCTGGACAGACATGGTTGGGCGACAACTTTGATACGGTCTTGCTGTATGGCAGTTTGGTCGAGGCGTACACGTACATGAAGGGTGAAGCAGACATCATTGGTTTGTACGACACCAAGTACAAAGAAGCGCTGGCTCTGGCTAAACGTCTGGGTGACGGCATGGAACGCCAAGACGCATACCGTAGTGGTCAATATAGACAGGCAGTCACATGACCATAGCTCAGACATCCACAACCAGCTTCAAGGTGGAACTGCTTCAGGCGGTTCATAACTTTGGCCCAACAACGCCAGACACTTTTAAGATTGCCCTGTACACGGCGGCGTCGGATATTGGCCCCGCCACCACTGCATATACAGCAACTGACGAAGTGGTTGGAACAGGCTACACGGCGGGCGGCAACACGTTGGTTATTTCGACCAGCCCCACCTCGGGCAACAGTACCGCAAGTATCCCAACCGCGTTCGTTAGTTTTTCCAATACATCTTGGGCAAGTTCAACTATTACGGCTCGCGGCGCTCTGATCTACAACAGTACACAGGGTAACAAGTCCGTGGCGGTGCTGGATTTTGGCGCAGATAAGACTACAACCAATGCTACGTTTTTAATCACTTTCCCAGCCGCAGACGCTTCCGGCGCAATTGTGCGAATTTCATAAGGATCAATATGCTTGTAACCACAACAAAAGGCGATATGGACGACTCCCTGCTTGAAAAGCGGGACGGCACAGTGGATAATGACAATGAACTCACAACATGGGTTGAGTACTGGTTAGAGGGTGAGCTTGTTCATCGTTCTGCCCATGTAACTTTGAAGAAGTCGCCTTCATTCATTGGTGGCGAAACAGCATCAATCGGTTAAAGGAAATATCATGGCAAATACCCAATCAATGACAACCTCGTTTATGGGCGAGTTAATGACTGCGACTCATAACTTTGGCACTGCGCCGACCCGTGGCACATCCGCGGCCGACACTTTTAAAGCGGCTTTGTATTTGGCATCTGCTACTTACGACGCATCTACTACGGCATATTCGGCAACTGGAGAAGTCTCTGGTGCTGGGTACACCGCAGGAGGTGTAGCGGTCACGGCTGCAACTCCTCCTACAGCGACCAACGCCTCTACTACGGCGGGCGTAGCGTTTTTTACTCCTTCTGCCAGCTTAACTTACACCTCGGTGACTTTAGCCACAGCGTTTGATGCAGTGTTAATTTATAACTCTTCGCAGAGTAATAAAGCGGTTTCTGTTCATACCTTTGGTAGTCAGACCATTACTGCGGGCACGTTCACTTTAACGATGCCAGCCAACACCACATCAACCGCGTTACTGCGTCTGGCAACAACCTAAGCGGAGGCGGCGTAAGCCGTAGACCATGTTTGGTATCTCCGCATATGCACAGGCCCCGTTTGCGTCATTAGGGGAAAACACAGTTGTTGTTGCCCTGACGGGTGTAGTTGCGACTGGTGCGGTTGGGACGGTAGAGGCTGTTAAGGCTCTTGCTCTTACAGGCAATGAGGCAACGGGTACTGCTGGGTCTGTAACAGCAGAAATCACTGCCGCTCTTACGGGCGTATCTGCAACTGGCAGTGTTGGCTCTGTTACGCAAAGTCAAGCCGTAGATTTAACTGGTGTTTTATCTAACGCAGACGTTGGTGCTGTAGACGAAACCAACTTTCCATTAATAGCGGGTGTTCATGCTAACGGGGCTACAGGTACACTTACCCCAGAGAAGATATTTGCTCTAACAGGTGTTCAAGCGGACGGTGCAGTAGGCACGGTTGTTCCTAGTATTACGGTTGCTCTTACGGGGGTTGAGGCTTCTGGCGCGGTTGGTACGGTAATTTACAACGAGTCGGATGCGACATCCGGCGATGTGGCGATAGGCGAAGTTGGCTCGGTAGCCCCTGTAATCTCAGTTGCGTTGACGAGTGTCACGGCTTCTGGGGCGGTCAGTGCTGTTGATTACGCGCAAGTTGCTCCGTTAACCACGGATTCAGCGTCTGGTTTGGTTGGGTCGGTTGGCCCTGTAGTAACGGTTGCCTTGTCAGGTGTATCCGCTTCTGGTGCAGTTGGAACTGTAATCGCTGTTTATTGGATATTAGTAGATGACAGCCAGACCCCAAACTGGCAAAATGTGAACGACTCTCAATCTTCTAGCTGGGCGTTGGTCAACACCGCAGAGACATCCAATTGGGCGTTGGTAAACACAGCGGAAACATCTAACTGGGCGCTGGTGGACACCACGGAAGTAGCCGACTGGGCGTTGGTTGAGACAGATTAAGGACAAATATGGCTCTCGTACTAGCAGACCGGGTAAAAGAAACAACTACCACGACAGGTACGGGAACAGTGACGCTTCTCGGCGCATCAACCGGGTTTCAGTCTTTTGCGGTCATTGGCGACGCAAACACAACGTACTACACGATTGCAAGCCAAAGTGGGTCGGAGTGGGAAGTTGGGATCGGTACTTACACATCGTCAGGAACACTCTTAGCCCGTACAACGGTTCTGTCAAATAGTTCCGCTACACAGCCATCAGCACTTAGTTTTAGCGCGGGAACAAAGGACGTCTTTGTAGCTTACCCCGCCGAATACTCGGTCACTAACGATCCTCCTACGCAGAACATCCTTGACCAAGCGTACTTTCTTTCTTTTATGATGGGCTAATATGGCAACCTACACCAATATTTCATATGTAGCCAAGAATGTTGGCACATCTGCTTCTACTCTAGTTACGGTATCTGCTTCCACTACGGCGGCTGTAGCCAGTCTGGTGGTGGCTAACACTTCCGTTTCCCCTATCACCTGTGATGTGTACTTCACTCGGTCTGCGGTGGACTACTACTTGGTCAAGACGGCTACTGTTCCCGTGGGCGGTTCGCTAGAGGTAATTCAAGGTAACAGGATTGTGCTGATTGCGTCAGATGCGCTAAAGGTGGTATCAAGCGCGGCAACATCGGCTGACGTAGTGGTTTCTGTCTTATTGGCGGCATAACATGGCTTTTATAGGCAACACCAACACCACACAGGCTTTTACGCCAGCCATTGATTATTTCAGTGGTACAGGCTCTGCCACGGCGTTCACGCTGTCTCGCCCAGTTGCGTCTGTGGCACAGGTGCAGGTGGTTATTGACAACGTAGCCCAGAACCCCAGTTCGGCATACACGATCAGTGCTAACACGATCACGTTTACCTCTGCTCCTCTGAGTGGAACAAACAACATCTATGTGTACTACACCAGCCCCATCACTCAGGTCATAGCACCGGGCCAAGGGACGGTAGGAACAACGGCTTTAATAGATGCTTCTGTAACAACAGAAAAACTATCTAGCACAACAGGTTCTGGAGCGGTTGTTCTAGGAACATCTCCAACGCTAACAACCCCAAACATTAATTCTGCACAATTTGCAACTGTGTCGGGTACTGCGCCAATCTATGGCGCAAGGGCTTGGGTAAACTTCAACGGCACTGGCACTGTGGCTATTCGTGCGAGTGGTAACGTCACCAGCATCACGGATAATGGTACTGGTAACTACACAGTAAACTTTACTACCGCAATGCCTGATGCAAATTACTGCGTAAATGTATCTGCGGCTAACGAAGTTTCTGACCTTAACACGGCCAACAAAATCACTGGGACGCCCTCCACGAGCAGTGTGCAAGTAGTGCATATTGAGGCTAATGCTGCTGCCGATACCTCGCGTATGTTTGTAGCCGTCTTCCGTTGAAAGAACACTATGCAAAGAATCATTTACCCAACTGACGATGGCGGCGTGGCTGTCATTATTCCCGCTGAATCTATTGAAGCAGCAATGAAGGACATTCCTGAAGGCAAGCCCTACAAGATTGTTGATGTTGCAGACATCCCCGAAGACCGCACATTTAGAGGAGCATGGACATGGGCGTCGTAATTGACATCACCAAAGCAAAGAACATAGCGCATGATGCCCGTAGAAATGCCCGTGCTGCTGAGTTTGCACCATTAGACATCAAGGCAACCATCCCTTCTGAGGCAACAGCAGCAGAAGCGGCCCGTGCTGTTATCCGCACCAAATACGCTGAGATGCAAACAGCCATTGATGCTGCTACAACACCTGCTGAAATCAAGGCAGCAATGCCAAATGGAGGGTAGATAATGCCTATCAGCACTATTGGAACAGCGGGACTTGCAACAGCAGGGGTGTCCCAAGCAAAATTGGCTACGGGTGTGGCTGGTACTGGCCCTGCGTTTAGTGCTTATTTAGCCGCTAGTGGTGGCTCTATAGCCTCT